GCATGTGATGAAAGAAACCGAAACCATTTACACCGACATCCCGCTGCCAAAGCAGCGGCGTGGCAGGGTTTCCAAGTGGGAAAAGTTCAAGGCGATGGAAGTTGGCCAGTGCGTGTTCGTGAACAATCGCATCGATGCCAACGCTTTGAAGGTCTACTTGGAGAGGGCTGGGCTTACTGTAGTTACGCGCAAAGTGGATGATCAGATTGGGATCTGGAGAGTGGCGGATGAGTGAATCGCCAGACATGGTCAATCACCCTGGGCACTACACCAAAGACGGTGGCATAGAGTGCATCGATGCAATCAAAGCGTCGATGTCCTCTTCCGCTTTCAAGGGGTATCTTAAAGGTAACGTCATGAAGTACATCTGGCGTTACGAAAACAAGAACAAGTTGGAAGACTTGCAAAAGGCCAACGTCTATTTGGGTTGGCTGATCAAGGAGGTATCTCATGGATCATCATGAAGAGTTTGAATTTAATTGGCAGAGCAAAGAACACGAAGTTGCATCTGATGCCCTGAGTTTGTTCGTGAATGCGATGAAGGACAAAAACATTTCAGAAGATGTTTTGATGGAAGTTTTGTTTGTCATCACGTTCACCTATCACCTGCACTTCACAGATCGTAGCTCCCTTCGCAGGTTAGTCGATGAAGGCATGCTGGCCGTGGACGATCCTGATATGTCAGAGGAGGAGATGATATGTCATTGAACGAAAACCAACACGCTGCGAGGGAACAAGCTGTGCTTCGCATCTTGCATCGTCACAATCTATCACCGTGGGCCAGAACGTACTGGGCACGCACTTACTGTGGACTGAAGAGGGCCAAGCATGAAGCTAAGGTACTACCAAAAAGAAGCCATTGATGCTGCTTTCCATTGGTTCGATACCCAAAAAACCCATCCATTAATTGTTTTACCTACAGGCGCTGGCAAGACTGTTGTCTTCGCCTCAATGATCAAGAAGATCTTTGAAGAAAACCGTAACAGTCGTGTACTGATTCTTGCCCACAGGCAGGAGCTGATCAGTCAAGCAGATGAGAAACTCAAGACCGTTTGGCCTTGTGCACCTAGTGGTCTGCTGGCTGCAGGTTTAAAACAGTTTGATTCGCACGAGCCTATCGTGATCGCTAGTCGGGACACCCTGGCTACACCAAAGCGGCTAGATAGTTCAGGCGAGTTTGATTACATCATCGTGGATGAAGCCCACCATGTTGGGCCAGAGAAGCGGAGTCGATATCGAAAGATCTTTGATCACTTTGATTCTACTCAGCATTACGCACCAAAGGTTTTGGGTGTTACGGCAACGCCATATCGTATGGGTCAAGGATTCATTTATGGGTTGGACGATCATTTCTTTGGTGGTGTCGCTCACCGGGTAACGATCCCAGAGCTAATCAAGGCAGGGTATCTGTGCCGATTGTCTGCGTATCAGGTTGCGTCAGAAGCGGTGATCGATGCATCCACAGCCAGGGTCAAGTTCAAGGGTGGCGACTATCGTGAGTCAGACATCGAACACCTCGCCATGGAAGATCAAACCATGCTTGCGATTGTGGCCGATTGGATTGACAAGGCGTACAGCAAGGGCCGATTGAGCAGTGTGTTCTTCTGTATCACTGTGGCTCACGCGAACAAGATGTGCATGTATCTGCGTGATGCAGGTGTAGAAGCCGCTGTTGTGACGGCAGAAACGCCCGCTGAAGAGCGCAAGAAGATCCTTGAGGACTTTGAGAACGGTGTCATCAACGCGCTGTGTAACGTCGCTGTGTTGACTGAGGGCTGGGATGCGCCACGCACAGACTGCATCGCATTGCTCAGACCGACCAAGTCTCTGGGCCTGTATGTGCAGATCTGTGGTCGAGGCATGCGCACCTGGGGTAACAAGAAAGACTGCATGCTGCTGGACTACGGCGAGAACATGATGCGCCATGGCTGTATCGATACCGCTAGGCCAGAGAGACCACAAGAAGATGAATCGGCCGAGCCGAAGATCTGGATATGTGACCACTGCTATGCCGTCAATGACATGGATGCGCGTCATTGCGTGGAGTGTGAAGAGCCTCGGTACAGCGTGGAGCAGATGCTTCAGCGTCAGCAAGACTTGCTGGATCAGCTTGACCAGGAGCGCAAGGATCAAGAAGAGAAGGATGCAGCTGCAACACGCGAAGCGGCACAAGGTAACGTCCTGTCTGATGAGCTAGAAGAGCCAGCTGAGAAGCTTGAGAAAGTTAAGAACATCGACTTTGTGTCTGCACAGATCAAGACATCAAAGAACGGTAACGACTATCTCAACGTGATGTTCTCAACACCCGGCGAATACTGGCCACAGAGCATGCCTATCATGCTGGGAATGCGGGGTAAGGCTGGCATGGTAGCCACCAAGAAGTGGAACGCCCTGACACAGTCAGGCACACCAACGCCATATGATCTTAGCTATGCGGCTGATCTAGTGAACCAACACAAGGTCATGAGCCACATCAAACAAATAACTGTAAGGAAGGAGGGTAAGTACTGGAATGTTGTCAGCGTCCATTTTTGATCAGATCGATGAGTTCATCGCCAATAAAGAGAACCGACACCGAGGCCACCTTGGTTTCAGCGGGATCGGAGATGACGATGAATACAAACTGTGGATGGGATTCCGCTGGTGTCTGCCGTCCACGTTTGGTGGGCGCATGCTGCGCTTGTTCGACCTTGGTCAAAGGATAGAAGAACAGATCGTAGAGAACATACGCGACAGTGGTGTGATATCGATCGCCTCGCATGACAAAGACGGCAACCAGTTTCGTGCTTCGTTCTTTGGTGGTCACTTCGCAGGTTCATGCGACGGGCTGCTGAAGGGTGTGTTGCCACCACCTGAACAGGAGCTAGTGCTTCTGCTCGAGGTGAAGAGCGCAAACGACAAGCGGTTCAAGGAGCTTGTGAAGCTACAAAGCTATGAGGCTTGGAGTGAAACCTATCGCTGGCAGATCCATGCGTACATGGGTGCCCTGGGCCTGACCAAGTGCATGGTTGTTGTGATGAATAAAAACAACAGCGAAATCTACTCAGAAGTGATTGAATACAACGCCGCTATCTGGGATCGCGCACAAGAGAAGGCAGAACGCATCATATGCAGTGACGCACCACTCAAAGATACACGCCGCTCAGAGAAAGATTGGCGCATGAAGAATGAGCCTGATCTGTACAAAGACATCTACTACGGACGGCGCTTGCCTGAGTCGGTGAACTGCAGGAACTGCATACACTCAAAGCCATTGACTGAGTCAAATGGTGCGGTGTGGTTATGCAAGAAGCGGAACCATGCTCTCTCGCTTGAGGAGCAGCGTTCTGGGTGCGATAAGCACATGTGGATACCTGAGCTAGTGAATGCAGATCACATGCCTGAGAGGAGCACAGAGGACGCCACAGCGTACAGAGTGGGCATCATCGACTTCTACAATGGTGTGAGGCCAGAGGATGGTGAGTACTACTACTCCAGCGCAGAGATGCGTGAACTATCCAAGGTGCAGTTCAATGCTGAGATGATGATCGATGCCGAGAAGATCAGGGCTGAGTTCCCAGGGAGCCAGATCGACAACATGGATGAACGCAAGGTTCCGTTCTAGTCCCAGCTGCGGGGGTCTTTGACCACCAGTATTTTTGTGCCGGGGTAGAGGGCTTCGACCAGTTTCTTCTTGAGCCTAAACACCTGAGTGATCACGCCCTTGGTGTCTTCGACCACATACTCACCATCGCGCTTGTATCGGAAGTCTGCTATGTACGAGCAGATCTTCTGATCCTCGCCGTTGACGGTGACCACGCAGGGAAAGTCCACCTGCACTTCAAGGTCAGTGAGTTCGCCAGCCTGCTCTAGCTGTTTGAGTATCTTGTATCGGGCAGCTTCAAGTTTGGAATCGAACACGATGCCATCGTATTCAGTTCGCTTTGCAAAGTATTTGGACTTTGGTCGCTTTCTTTTTGGAACCACACTAATCAATGCCTAGGAGTTTGTTCAACTCTACCTGCCTGAGTGCATCAATACCACGGTCAAACAATGATGTAGGCGCTGTGCTGGGCTGTGCAGGCGGGATTTGAGGCGCAGGCTGTGGTTGTGTAGGGGGTGGGGCAGCAGGCGCTTGTGCGGCCTGTGCTTCGGCTGCAGCTTGTGGTCTAAATCGACTACCTTGGAACTCGCCGAAAGCTTGTCCCAGTGCGTCAAAGTCTATTGGGTTCGCAAGCTTGTCTTCGTTGCCTCGTAAAGCAATCGATATAGTCTCTGCGCTAGGAAAGAATGCGTTGAATCTGCCCGCCATGAGGAAGTTTAAGTTTGGTGTCTTTGCATCTTTTAATGGTTTTACAATCTCAGCAGTCGAAAGGCCAAGAGTTTTAGCGTCTTCAATGGCCATGTTGAGATCACGCAATGCTTTGAATCGTTGTTCATTGGCTGTGATAAAAGCCTTTGTCAGTTTCTCCGCATCCACAGACCCTCTCTGCTTTGCAAGAGATGTAAAAATTCCACCTGCATCTCTCACACCTCGCCCAGCTTCAAGTGCTCTGTAGTAAAGAACTCTGTCAATTCTCGGCTTTAGACTCTTAACGCCCGTCAAAGCCTCTGTGAATTCTTGTGCTGGATCTATGGCAAAACCTTGCTTTGTAACACCAAGCCTAGCGTCTGTGGGAAGAACTGAAGCCACGGCTCTTGGAAAATCTTTAAGTCGAACATTTAATCCAAGCACAGGGGAGCCAACGTCTGCTTCAACATCAAAAGGTAGAAACCCAGGGGTGACGCCATCTGCTAAGTGAGCAAAACCTTTGGCAAACTTGGTGCCAAGGGGGTCTCTTTCTCTCCAAATCGGTCTTCCGAAACTTGTTTTGTTTCTAGCCATATCGGCAATCTTTTCAGTGACGATTGACTCACTCATGAATGGTGAAAAAAATTCAGCGCCACTGTCATACATTGCGTTGAAAGCTATGGTGCTTAGTTCTTCTTCTTTTGTGATGCCGTTGTTTACAGCGTTGTACACAGCACTAAACGGGCGCTTCAAATAATCGTAAGGATTGGTGTACGAGAAGTTGTAAAGGTCAGTGATGTTGCCATCTTTGTCTGTGGCTATCGGTATCAACGTAGAGTTACGATCCCAATCAGCAGCCATTGATCGCTTGTACGCCTGCACCTGTTCTTCGCTTGCGCCAGTAAGTTGTGTGCCTGCAATGGCCAATGACTGAGGTATGGCTACGTTGACTGAGGTGAATCCCAGCAATCGCTTCATGCCAATCGCTCTGATCTCAGGCGAATCGCTTGCAAGCTCTTTGATACTGCGGCCAAGAATGTTGCCGCCTGTTCTAATCATTTCTGCAGGAAACGCAACAAAGTTACCAAACGGCATTTGTCTTAGTCGCTTGATGTACTCTGGCACTCGAGCATAGTTTGGCACTGTATCTTTTACGATCTCAGCAGCCTCACGCTTCAATAGGGTTTCAAACTGTTCCTCAGTTAAATCTGCCTTTCTAACAACTGCACCAAACTCAGTGAAGTTTCTAGGGTCAGATACGTTGATGACCGTGTTTGGATCCTTGGTGAAAGCTTTCTGCAGTCGGCCTAACTCCATTTCATAGCTGTATGTTTTCCATACATCATCAGACGCTTGGTAGAGTTTGGCTGCATAATTATTTTGCAGTCCTTGAGCTTTTTTAAAACCTTTCTTTAAAAGGCTAGGCATGTACTGTGTCGTTTCAACAGCATCGTCTATTAAAGAACTAATTTCTCCAATGTTAGCGTTCGTATTAATTACACCAAGGTCTATAAGCTCGTTGTAATATTTCTGCCTGTCAGCGAGTGTCGAACCAGACTTACCTGGGCCAGTAAGTTTTTGATTTAAATTGCTGAACACTGTTGAGAAGGAGTTGGCTAAAGACTTTGAGTTTCCTATGTTGCCATTTGCTAAAGCAAAGAAGCCTGCAGTCGTTGCGTTTCTTATTTGTGTGATTGGGCTGTATACCGTCTTGGCGATTTGAGACATGCCCTTCAACCCCAGAAAGGTTGAATACAGCGGAAGACTGCCTTTTGATAAATCAAAAATCTGTGACCCGTTCTCAAGTGCTTCTTTGTAATCATTACGCACATATTTGCCAGCGAGTGGCCCAAACCTACGCTTGGCGCTTTCAGTTATTTCTGACAGCGGGTTGGATGATTCAGCACCTATCCGAGAATATTCTCCCAACTGGGCGTTTGGAGGAAGTTGATCAAACAAAAATTTATTTTGCCCAAGCTCTCCAAGCTTTTCGTTGTAATCAACCAAGTTCTTGTAGTATCGAGCTTTGGCAATCTGTTTAGACAACACATCAACGGTTTCAGCCATCTTTGTGCGTAGCCCGACCTCTTGTTCTCCTACGTCACGCGCCCTTATGCGTTCAGGTTTTGCTCGCATCATCACATCTTTAGCGCCTGTGTATTCGCCAAGGAAGTCTCTGACTGCAGGCAAATTGTCTAGACGCCGACCTTTCAACATACCCTGAGCAACACCCGTCAGCGTAGGCGTTTCGATGATATCTTTAGGGGCCACTTTGGCATTACTAAAGTCGCTCTGAAGCATGCCGTTCAATACTGATCTAGCGTCTGCATCAGTCAGCTTGTATGCATCATCTAACCCTTGGCTTGAATCAACTAATTCTTTGATGGCTCTGTCAGCTTGTTCAGCAGTTGGTGTGTAGTTTGTGTCGTTAAGAGCGCGGTACAAACGCATGCCATAGAAGGTTTTGTTATTTCCTATGGTTTCAATCAAATCTGCTTGCATCTCTGGAGTAAGTATCGGATCACGCAATATGTCGCGTACCGACTCGCTCAAACCATCTATCTGGCCTCGCAGATCTTCTGCGCCCTTGAACAAACTCATGTCTTTGCGATTAGCAAACAAACTTTTTGATGCATTCTTGGCGATGATGTCATCTATTTCTTTGAGTTCTCTAGCTGCATTGTTTCGTATCGTTTCGCGACTCAAACCTGGTTTCGCCATGGTTTCTTCAGCGAACAAGAAATCATTCAACGTGTTAAGAACTCTGCTCTTATCTTGATTGTTGAAGACGCCTTCATTCTTGTTAACAAAGGTTAGAGCGTTATCTATCTTCTCAACTGCTTGTCGCGCTGCAGAACTTTGAGCAGCTATTTCGTGAATACGCAAAGCATCATATTGTTTGGTAAACCTGTCAGGCATGCCGCCTTGAAACCTTGCATACTTGGTAAAGTTTTTCTTGAATCGATTTATGTTGCCTCGGATGAAGCCTGGGTCAGAAAGGTCTGGCTTTACACCAACGTCGTGAAATGGTGTGTTGGGGTCTTTGATCGCTCGAGCTGCATCTCTTATAAAGTCGGTTCTGCCAATAGCACCAGCAGTTGCACCCACTGCTTGCAACCCTAACTTCGCTACCGCTGGCACACCAAGGATCAATGCCGCTCCCTCTGCACCAACTCTCAATCTGTTTGACAGGTTCGCAGCAGCAAGCTCAGCCCCGGCTAAATCAGCTGTATCAATTCTTTGAGTGGGGCCACCTTCAAATAAATCGCCTAGGGTTTCTACATCAGGAGTGGTAGCTGCAATATCGGCAGCGCCAAACGCACCGACCTTACCTATCGATCCCAAACCTTTTGCTGCTTTTGCGGCGATACCGCCAGGTGCTGCGAACTGCGCTATGAAACGAGCGGCTTCACCGATTTCTGTAGACGTTTCTGGTTTGTACTTTGCAAAAAAGTTTCTAAGTTCTTGTGCGCTTTGTTCATCGCCAGAAAGCTCTGATGGTAAAGTCGCTACACCCTCTACAGCACTAACCAATCCAGCTGCAACACCTCGACCAATGTCGCCAATCGCGGATACATCTTCTTCACCCAACTGAGCGCCACGTTCTACAAGTGGGTTCTCTTCTAAATACTTTTGTGCTGTTGCTCGTGCGATATCTGGATTGTCTGTATCGACAGGAACAGATCTGCCGTCAGGCAACCTTACTCTTATCATTGAACTGCTGGCTGTAAGGGTATTTCAGTTACGTCGCTATCTTGTGGTGCAGAAGCTTGACCACCTATCACACCTCTTAGTCTTTGTCGGGCTATGATTCTTGCATCTCTCGCTGCCCTTTGAAGACCAGTAAGTCCATCCGGCCCAACTTCACTGCCTAAATACTCAGGTCTTTTCAAGAGTCCGTCATATATTTCTTGTTCAAGATCAACAAACAAAGACAACGTATCTGCTTGCGAGCTTTTTCCAACCAACAAATCAAAGATCTCATCATCGCTCTTGCCACGTTCTTTCAAGAACTCGTAGTTCTGCATAAGGGCAGTTTCATCTTTGCCCTGTAACTCATCGTACTCAGCACCAGCAAGCACAAAATCGCTGTAGAAGTTTCTGGGAACCCTTCCCTCTGTCGCCTGTCCTGCTCTAGCTAATTGATATTGAAGTCTTGGATCTTGAGTTTTTTCTAACAACCGTCCAGCAAATCCAGGCTCACCACCGATACCGTCTTTACCGAACAAGAACTTCATGATGCCAGTTGCTTCAGGCTTGGGTGTCCCTGTTCCTGTATCAGGCTTCTGTTGTGCCGCCACAGCTTTATCAGCTTTTTCTTTTATGGCTTTGCGCTCTTCATCAGAAATCTTGCCATCTTTATTTAAGTCAACCTGCTCCATAACAGATTCTGTTAATTCAACGCGCTCGCCAGTGTCTGGATTTACTCTTTCTCTTAAAGCCACAATTTCAGGCATCTCCAAGGTTGCGGCAACATCATCCCTAACAGCGCCGTATGCGTCTCCAATCTTTTCAAGACCAGTTGAGATGAAATTGGTTCCAAGACCAATGTCTGACGCAACACCAAGGCCACCCGCTATACCAGCTGCTTTTCCTGTTCCAGTTGCGACTTGTCTTCCAACAGATGGTTTTTCTTTATCCTTTTTCTTATCTGCTTTCTTATCAGCTTTCTTAGTTGCCCTTGTAGCATCATCAGCAACCTTTGCTGGAGGCTTGGGTGGTTCAGGAGGAGTTGCAAGATCATCTGCTGTCATTTTAGGTTCGACACGTTTCTGAGCAGTATCCTGTAAAACTCCCGTGCCCGTTCTATCTGTTTCTACCTTAGATACCGTTCTATCTTGTATATTAAGACGTTGACCTGGCTGAACCAATGTACCTTGATCTGCTTCTGGCAATCTTCTGTTTAAATCACCTAATTGCTTTTGGTCAATTTCACCTTTTCTGAAAGCATTAAGTATGTCATCAAAGGTAGCTTGTCCTGAATCAATCGCTCTTTCTAAAATTTTTCCTGCTGTTCCTGATTTTTTAGTTTGAGGCAGAAGAGCCATTAGTTTTTCTAAAAATCCTCCCTCAGATAGTTGGGCTATGCCGCCCATAGCGTAATCTTGTGCTTCATTCTTCATGACTGAATCTCTAACAAGATCACCAATCCCTCCTGCAGCTTCTATGTAAGAAGGAATTTCTGGTATCTCTCTTGCTGTCATCGTTCCACCAATGGTGCCTGTGACAGGAGCCATGGCTCTACGAACTATGCCTGCGTCTGGATTGCTAGGCTTTCCTAAACTTTCAATCTTCTTGACGGCATCAAAAAGTTTTTTGCCTTTGTAACCCATCCTTGCTAATTGAGCAGCTACGGCACCTGGGGCGGTTATACCTCCCGCCAACATGGCAGCAGATGCTGAAGCGATTCCAACATCAACAGGATCATCTGGATCAACTATAAAAAGCTCAAACAACATTCGGCCAAGGCCGTCTTCCTCTGAACTCTCTTCACGCATAAACTTAGGCGTGTATTCAGGCACAGCCATTCCGCCTTCTTCATACCCGCGCACAGGCGCAACGCCTGCCATGATGCCCATGCCTTGGCGCTGTTGAGGCGTTTGAAACATTGGTCGCTGCATGATTTGGTTGTACATCATCCCACCCTGGTTCATCCCTTCTGCCTCCGACAAAGCAATCGCTATGGCTTGCTTTGGATTTGTTACCTTTCTACCCGAACCGCCTGATTTGAGAGAGCCATCTTTGAACTCTCCCATCACCTTGCTGATCTTTCTTTGGCGCTTAGATCGCTTCACGGCTGCGGTTTACTTTGGAGTAGTCAACACGATAGTAGCCATCGTCGCCTACAATAACTGCGCTTGGGTCTACTTCTTTAAGTTCCTGCGCAATCACACCTTCAGTTGGATCATCAATCCCCATCGCCTTGGCGGTGTCATTCCAATCCCATGTGTACCAACCTACGCCGGGTTGAACGTCACCAACCTTCATTACGTTTTCTTTGAGTCGAATATCAGACGCGCTGAAAAGACTTCCAATTCCACTAACTAGATTTCCTATGAAACCTCCGACTTGCCCAGCTTTTGCTACCTTACTTGGCTCTTGATAAGCGCCTGCTTGGCTAGTGCCCATCTGAAACCCACTGGTGTACTGAGGCATGAACAACCTGCCACCTTCTAGTAACTGCTGACCACGCTGCAATCTCATAAACGGTTCATCAGCCATCTGAGTAGCGGCTCTGTACTGCGCATCAAGACCCGCTTGCTGTATGCCACGACCTTGAGTGCCAAGCTGGCCAAGAGTGCTTATTTGTGTACCCAGCATTTGCTGACCTTGTTGACCAAGACCTGCAATACCTGCTGCAGCTGCACGTTGTGCCCCGGTGCCTGCGCCAAAGGCTTGTAATGCAGTGCCAAACTGATCTTGGGTAAGACCGCCAAGTCCTTGAGCAGCCTGTGCAGTTCTGCCCATCTGTTGGCCAAATATATCTGCACCAAGCTGTTGGCCTTGAAGACCAAGCTGGCCTATGCCTCGAGCGATATCTGCTCTCTGACCTGCAAGCCCTGCTTGAGCTTGCGCCCCCTGTAAACCAAGGGCACCACGTTGTTGAGCAAGAGAACCAATGTCTCTGCCTGCTTGCATGCCCATTTGCCCAGCTTGACCAAGCAATGAACCAATACCTTGCTGTCCTGACAATCCAAGCTGTCCACTTTCAAGCGCACCTCGTTGAGCCAGTTGCTCTGCGCTCAAACCAAGCTGTCCTGCTTGCTGAGCCGCTTGCAACGATGTGCCTGCACCTGCTTGGCCTAATGACCCAGTAAGTTGTGCGGCCTGCTGACGGCGTCCCTGCGCCTGCTCAAAGGCTTGTTGTGCTTGTTGTGCTGCTTGTTGGAATCCTTGTGATCGTAACTCAGCGCCTGTCTTGGCTTGTTGCTGCAGCACATTACGGCCAATCTCGGCCTCTTGTATTGCGCCTCGAGACCCACCAAATGCGCCTGCTCGTATCTGCTGTGCGCGTGCATCCCGTTTCTGTTGTTCGCCTAGCCTTGCAATCTCTGCTTGTTGTGCCTCAATAACCTGTTGGTTAAAGGGATCTTGGAATCTAGCTATGCCTGCAGGATCGAACTGGTCACCAGTGCCAGCAAGCCCAGCTATGCCTTGAAGTGCTGCTGCGCGACCCATTTGACCAGCAGAGCGTAAATCTGCACCAGCCATTTCAGTTTGTGCACGCGCTCTTTGTGCAGCTTCTGCAGCGCCCGTCTGTGCACCAGCAACTTCGCCTGTAATACCACGAGCAGCGTCTGTTATTCCTGCTCTAGCAGTGCCGCTCGCTTCAGCTATGGCTCGCTCAGCATCAGACATGCCTGTTTGTGCGCCACCTATGATCGAAGGAATGCCTGCTCCCGCTTGTGCGATATCTCCCATCGCAGTTTCCATGCCTTGTCGTGCACGTTGATCTACAAATCGCTCACCCGTCGCTGGGTCAAAGACCCCTAGGCTTTGTTCGTAAAGTTCACGCGCTCGCGGGTCTGCAAACAAACCAGCCGTGCGAGGATCAAACCCTTGACCAGCACGCCTGAAAAGATCTTGTGCTTCTGCGAGTTGTGCGCCAAAACCGCCTAATCCTTGTGCAGCATTACGCGCTTGAATCTCTAATGGCGAAAGGCCAGCAACCTGCTGTATCGGTATGGGTATGGGTTGACCCATGAGGCCAAGGTCGCCTGGTTGACCACTGCCAAAGTAAGACGCAAGAATGTTTCTTGTCGCCAACTCCATCGCTGGATCGGCATACGTTTGCCCTGCGCGAGGTAAAACTACAGGCAGAGTATCATCAGTCTGTACTGTGCTGCCTTGTAAAAGATTCTGAACCATGGCTAAGCTTTCCTCATCGCTTGCTCGCCTGCCTTCTGTAAGGCATACATCATGCGAGCGCCCTCACGGCGTTGTTCTTCTTTTGATTTGCCAGCACCATTCATTCTGCCGACGCCACGAACCGCCTTAGCGTTTACAACAAACTCACCATCGCTAAGCATTGCAGGAATATCATCACTTGTCTCTGTGCCTGGACCAGCTATTGGGCCGTTCATGCGAGGGAAGTCTACGTCACCACCTTGCGCAAGTGCTGCTAACCCGCCACTTTGCATACCTCCAACCATGGAAGCTAATTTAGCTATTTGACCAATGTCTGGGCCATCAGATGAACTCTTATTGGGATCTCTGCCCGCGCTTGGATTTGACTTCATGCCTCCTTTATTTTTCATAATTAAGGCAATCAGTTCTTCTTTGGACATGTTTTCAAGATCAGCAGGAACTTGAGATGATGAGCCGCCAGCCAATGCGGAAGAAAACCCTGTCAATCTGCCGCCTAAATCTGACATCATGTTTCCAAATTTTTGCATGCCTGTTGGTTCAGAGGCAGGCGCACCTCCATACAAATCCATTCCCCCTGGCATACCTCCACCGCTCATCTCAACAGGCAAGCTTGCAATGCCGCCACCCGCCATGGTCATCATGATGTTGTCGCCACCTATGTAATCTTCAAAGTCTTGTATTTTGAAGATGCCATCGTTCAACATGTCACGAGACTTGATAAAGTCCTCTATCTTCAAAGCCTCTTCAAATTCTCTTTCATTTTGTGCAACAAGAAGCTCATTAAATAGTCTTTGATTCTCCTCGCTAATCTCTCTGCCTCTTAAAGCTGGGCCTTCTATTGCTGGTTCTGATTTGTATACTTCAGAAATACCCCCGCTTGCTGGAGGTGTTGTGGCTACAGGAGGCGCTATATTTGCTTGCGGATAGAATGCTTCAGTAGTGCCCGGACGATTAGCATAGTTCATTCCAGGCAGAGATTGATAAGCCAAAGACTGCGCGTATGGACTCGGTGCTCCACCTAAAAAAGAGGGGCTTGCCTGCAGTTGAGACATCTTTTCCTGAAGAGGACTAGGAGCAAATCTTTTAAATCTAGCGTCATCAGATAATATGTCAGAAGCCCGCGCCCTACCTTTAGTTTGCAAGCGGCTTATTTCTTTGCTCGACTCTGGTTTTTTTCCCATATCAGTTACTCACCTGCTTAACACTTCCATCGCCGTCTGGCTTGTCTTAGCCTAGAGTTAGGATCTTTTGCTGCTTTTGGAAACTTCTTCATTTGCCCTGCAGATCGTGCGCAAAAAGACTTTCTACGCGCTGCACGCT